CATAGTATCAGCCTCTTCTATTATGTCGTACAATTTAGTATTTTAATACATTTAATTCTACCATATAAGATGTTAAATTTACACATTTTTGTAAAATTCAGTAATTATTAATGCTTTTAGCATCAAATAGTTTATTGCGTTTACACATTTTAGTGTATTTCAAAATTAATATTTGACGAATATTTGACGAAATAAAAAAAGAGGGTAGCAATTAAGCTACCCTCTAATACGTTTAGTCTAATTCAACTAATCTTTTCAATTCTCCATTAACAAACCACATTTCACACGTTACGTTATCGCCGTCTTTTAAAGTGGCCATATATAACCCCTCTTTGTTTGGTTGAATATCTTCTGCGAATTGATGTGTTTTTCCATTGAATGTAAATACTTGTGCCATAATTTTTTCCTTTCTTGGTAAATAAATAGTTGTTGCAATCCGTGCAACTCGGAGATATTTGGATCACCTACCATCTCACAACTTTAACTAATGCGGATGCACCTTTAAATTCTGAACCTTTAAAATGTGCTAACCCCTCAAAGCGTTTATCTTCATATCCTACTGTTTCGTATACTTCGCCATTTGTCATTACAGTTACACCAGCCAATATACTATGCGGTTTATCTAACTTGATTTTGTATACATCAACTTTCTGCTCTTCTGTATTAGCAACTACTGCAGTCCTATCGCTTTTTTCTGTAGCTTCCTTTGGAATATTCGGAGATTTATCCTTAATAGCATTTTTCGTAACTACTGCCGCATCATGTAGCGTTGGTGCCTGTGTATAATACGTTGCTACCGGCTGCGCAGTTTCCTTATACGCAATGACTTCCATTGCTTCCTTTGGCGTGATTGTTAACGTATCCGCCAGTTTCTGCGGGTTTTTCGCTACTGTTTGATTGAGGATAACAGGTTCTTGCAATTTCTTTGTATAAGCCATTTTGTAACAAAATAAGCCAACTACTACCACTAGCAGCACAAGTGCTGCCACGGTAACAACCGGCGCATATCGCCTTAATAATTGAATGATAGTATCCATAATTACCCCCTATTAAATAGGCCAATTCAATACTAAATCGGCATCAAATTCCTTGCCCTCGATGTTTTCGCTAAATGTGTACTGCCACAAATTGGCCCCTTCATAGTCGCATTGGTTATTAAGTTGTGCACACCAGATAGCACAACCACCCAATTGACTAACATCTAATACGTTCACTAACCAGTCGTAACTAGCGTACAAACCAGTATTAACATATCCAGCTTGCCATAATTTATTGATGAACACGCTACAAATATTTGTTAATTGTTGGCTAGTAGGCATGCCACGATTTGCCTTGTAATCGTCAGCATCTTCCATATCGAACCATACGCCCATAGGCAACTTATCAGTAGTTAAGCCGGCATCGTTTAATGTATTCAATACAAATTCCGCTTCATCTGCCGCATTTTCTTCATTCATTGCGTAGGAATAATGGTATACCCCAATAGCTAAACCGGCGTTAATTGCGCCGTTTACGTTGTTATAAAATTCACTATCTAAATTGCCACGGCCATAACCGATACGGATAATAGCAAAATCGAACCCGTTCGCCTTAATTGCGCCCCAATCAACTACACCGTTATTTTCGCTTACATCAATACCCCTCATGGTACCCCCTATAATTTAACTTTGTTTTCAATTTTGGTTTTAATTAAATCCAAAAACTTACCCATAGAAACGTTGCCGCCGTCGCGGAGGTTTTCCAGTATAGATAAAAATTCAGATGAACCTAAATATAACCATACAAGCGATACCGCAAATTGTTTCTGACCGCTCATTTCATCAAATAAAATAGCGGCCATTGTGGCCGCAACATATGTCATAACTTTTCCAACAAAACCCTTACGCATATATTTAGATGCTATGAGTTGTTTTTCAAACGCTACCGGTATTGCCCGGTATTTTTCCCATGTGGCTATTTTCTCCGGATCATATCCAAACTCATCAATCAACATTTTATAAGCGATTGCCGCCCATTTTGTGAAAAGGTCGATGAATACCAATAAAATAAACACGCCCAAAATTTGAACGTGTTTTAAACCAATCACCCATATAGCCAACGCAGCAACGCTGCTTAATATTGTTTTTAAGATAAAGCTAGTTGTAAGAGAATTCCAACTATCGATTAAGAAATCTAACACTATTTGCATTATTACTCCTTTATAATCCCTAAGCCATATACCCCTCTTGCTACATTGGCTTTTTGAATATTTAGTTTGTCTAACTTTTCCCTCTTTGCATCGCTAGACATGGTTTCACTATCAATAATTTTCTTTGATGCTTTATTGATGGCCTTAAATGAATTTTGTGCATTTTTCAGCTTATTGTATAATTTAGGGTCATAGCCTTCCGGTCTCTGCCCTGTAAGTTTTAGTTCGTTATGTAGTTTTTCCTGCTCCTTAAAGTCGTCATAGACACGTTGCACGCTATCGCTACTTTGATATGGTTTAGCAAAGAAACGGCGTATTTCCGGTAACTCCGTTACACCTTTAGTAGGGCGTTTTTCATTCGCACCACTAATAGCATCCGTTATGTCTAATCCTAATCGAGCAAGGTTGCCGCCATACCCCATAATAGTATTATCTACCTTATATGGCGACACATTCAACGTATCGCCAATTTTACGAGCCACCATAGACGTATTAGATCCGTACTGTAGTTTATCCGGTAATTTCTCTTGGGATTGAGTGACAATGTTTCTTTGTCTGAATTTAGAATAATTACTCCACCATTCCCAAATAGGAGATAAGGCCGTAGGCAGTACGTCCGGCAATAATGTATCAATTGTCCTATCACCTAAACCTTTAAAGCCAACTCCGTTTCTGCCTGTTGATTTATCGTCAAAATACTGTAACATACGTTCAAATGTAGTGCCGTATAACAACCCTAATTCAAACGGCTTAGGTATCTTTACAAATTTATCCCCAGCCGGAATATGGAAGAATGTATCCTTTTCCCATTGTGGCAACTCTTGATATGCTGAATTATCTTTGTTTAAATACCATAATGCGATTGTAGGCAACGTGATAAACAAAGTAGATTTAATCGTCATACCTTTCGGATCATCACGCCATGCACGTACTAATTTGTCGCCGCCTTGAATGGTTGCATTAAAGAACGCTACAACTTTATTTGCAGTTTTGGTATGCGTACCTGTACGGCTGAAATCAATCGTAATATCACGGCTTACAATAGATGCTTCACCTAGTGATTTAGGTTTTAAATTGGTTTTTGTTAAACGACTGTATAAACCTGTATACCCTTTTCTTGCATTGCTAAATTCGCCTAAACGGGTAGCCACTTCCGTTGCTTCCGATATAGCGCGCAACACTTCCATAGGATTTCTTGCAACTTTTGATAATGTGGACTTACGAGAAAATAATTCTCTTAAATTTCCACTCAAATAGTCTCTATCAAGGCTTACCATAGCAGCATGAGCGCCACCACTTTTGACGTAATCCCAATATAACTGGTCTTTCTTTAAGAAATGTGCTAGTCCTCTAAATGTATCAACTACAGGCAAAAAACCATGTTTAGAGAATACGCCGGCTGAAATGGTATCACGCAAAGCATTTGTGATAGCAAAGCCAGCGGTAACAGTTGAACCAGTACGTAACCAACTAGCCGGATACTGCAATATTTTTGTTATAAAATTGCTTGTATCCTTGTTCATCATTTTCATTGCTTGCGCTAATTCCGGAGTTGTTTCATATACAACTTTTTTCCCTTTAACCCAAACAGAAAATGTATTGTCTGTAGATTTTGCCGGTCTATCTCCCCTAACCTCTTCAACAATAGTTCCTATCCCCGGTTTCTTCGCTAATTTGGCAAATGTAACGCCCACGTGGTTTCGTTCGATTGCATTGTAGAATTGGTATGTATTTTTTACGATACTTTCTAATGGATCAATAATATCACGTGTACTACCTTTGAACCGCTTAATAGGATTAGCTACATTAACGAACCCTTTAGAGCTAGAAAAGAACCCGTCCATACTTTCTGCAGAAAAATCACGGAAAAACGGAACATAGTTAGGGTATTTATTTCTCAATAAATGGTATGTTTCTGGTTTTAATATTCCGTTATTCACAAGTTCTGCAAGCATATAATCTTGAAAACGGTGAATGTCTTTAGCAGCGCTTTTGAATGTAGGATTTTTTTCATACTGCTTAACGGCCGCTAAATCCTCTTTTAGTGTAAATGTAGGCATTTGGCCGTTACGGTGTAGGTCTAAATCATGCAACGCTACAAGGTAGGCGCTAAAGTATTTATGTTCTTTTTGAGGTATATCCTTAATAATATCCTCAAATGAACGAACGCCCTTTTCTGGTCTCCCACGCTTTATAAATTCTTCTGCTTTGCCTACCCAGCCACGAGACAACCACGCTTGCATAAACGGATTATCTTTAAACGCTATTTTTTCACCTGTGATATGTTCCACTTCCTCAACCATTTCACGCAATGGATTGAGTTCATCAATAGCTTTTGTATAAACATCACTCGCTACACGTTTAATGGTATCTTTAATATTTCCATCTTTAGCATCCATAATAATCCGTTCAGCCTTAGAGGTTCGTTCAAAAGAAATAGAACCTTTGATACGGTCTGCACTAGACTGTTTATGCCATTCATGAGTTAGTTTAGATAATTTATTAACAATACCATTTAAAGCCTTATCACGTTCTATAGTTTCTTTGAAGTGTTTATAAAACACCGGAAAGTCCTGTTTGGCTTTTGCTCTGTCTGATACATAATCTTTAAAGAATTCTGCGTACCCCTCTTTACGCTTACCAGCTACATCTAAATTATCATAGCTAGTACCAAACCGCTTTTTGACTTGACCTAACAATTCAGTATCAAACTTAGGAATACTGCTAAATCCATTATGGTTATCAATGTAATGACCTAACTCATGCATCATTGTAGGGATATCACCATATGCCCCCGTACGGATTACATCGCTATTAGGATTATACCAACCCTTAGCGTTTTTAGTTCCTAGTCTCCCTGTTTTTATACGCTGATTGAATAGGTTATTTATACTATCAATAATTTCACGACGACTAACGGCACGACCCATACGTTCAACACCTTCACTTTGTTCCGTATGTGGTGTTTCCTTACCCCTTACGCTATATTGTAATGGTTCTGTAGGTTTAACGCCTTTACTTTCCAAATAGCGATTTGCCATTGCTTCGTTGCCGTCAAAGGCTTTTACAACTGCTTCGTGTATTTGTTCATGCGTTGCGTGTTCAAGCAATTGGCTAGGTTGCTGCGCGTATGCACTCACGCCACCTTCTGCCGGTTCCGCTTTTAACGTTTTTAGTTCTTGCGTATCTGCAATTAGTTCGGCAACACGATCCGTACGAACACGTTCCATGTATTCATGGTTCAATGCTTCAACTGGTACGTCTAACTTTTCCGATAATTTAACTTTTACCGCATCAAGTTCTGCCTTCGGAATATCCGGCTTTGTTGCGCGGTTCAAATCTTGCAAGATTTCCGTATTAGAATGCACTTTATTCTCTAATTCCGCAAATCGTGTTTCCGATGCATCATTTTTAACAACGTCTTTTAATTCGTTGATGATTGTTTCACGTGCTTTTAGTGGTAATTCATCAATCGCATTTTTCAAACTTACGTTTGGCGCATCTTCTTCATAACGAAATTTGCTATTTGTATCGTTTTCAATCGTCTTTTCTTGAATTTTATGTGTTTCACTCTCTACAAAGTCAGCATTTATGTGGTTTTTAGTCTGAAATTCGTTTATTTCGCCTGTACGAGCCGTTTCACCTTCGCCTTGATAGTTTATACCTAAATCATCGTTTTTAACTGATTTATTTTCAACAAAACTATTCAAATCTGTATGCGGTTCTTCACCTTTTACAGTTTCATGTTCTACAAATTCATCTTTGAATGGTTCTTCATAACTTCGACTGTTAGGATCTAGCGTGCTATCCTTATACGATACATCGCGCGGGCCGTTTTCATATTTACCATAATTGCCCTTAAATGTATTTTCCGCGATTTCAGCACGAACTTCATCGCGCGCTACTGCTGGGTCTGGTCTTTCGTATGTTTCGCGAATAATACGGGCCATTTCTGCCGGTGTTGCATCTGGTCTTGCACGCATTGCTTCAAGTGCTGCGCTTTCCGTGTTGTGCAATTCCCATACGCTGAAATCAACTTGCGTTCTCCAATCCCATGGGTCTAGCCCTCTACTTTCGGCAAATTTCAACAAGCCTTTTTCACCGTTCAATCTATCACCAGTAAATTGAACCAAACCGCGGGAACCGTTGCCATCGCCACTTGTTATGGTGGTGTTAAAACTACTTTCGGCGCCAATATTGCCAGTCATGCCCGCCGCTTCAACGTCGCTTAATCCGTTTTGACGATATCTGTTATATATATCCGCTTGGATATTCCCCGTTTCTCCCTCATAGGCTTGGCCGTTCAATGCATCTTCTGCATACGCACGCGGTTCTACTGTATTTGCAGTTTCTTCCGGTACTGGAATATCTTCAAAAGCGTTGTACAACACGCCTTCTTGCATGCTTGGCTCTTCCTTCTTAAAGCGTTCCCCGATATCTTCAAATGCATTAGATGCCTTTTCTTTGATATGTTCACCAACACGCCCTACATGTTCCCCGATTGCACTAGTAACCTTTTTAGGTGTAGCGCCTTTAATCATGCCAGCCGGCAAAAACACATCGTCCCATGCGTTGAACGGATTATCTACGATGTTTTGCGCAAATTCACCCGGTGAGTCAATCGCGCGGCCTATAGGGTTAGCAATAGGATCTATTAAAAACCCTTTTGCCGTAGTCAACGCCGGACTATCCGCAATGATATTTTCTGTGTTGCCCGATGCGTAATCACTCGAATTTTGTTCGTACATATCTTGCGCATCGCCTACGATTGTAGGTGCTGCTAATACACTGGCCACCACTTTTACAGGGGCTGGCATGTACGGCGTAATCGCTAAATAACCAGCCGGACGGCCTACAACTTGATTATATGCTGCCTGTGATTTGGCTGCATAATCTGGTGTTGCGTATTGATCTAAATAACCGTCGCCGTCTTCTGGCAAATCTGTTGCATCAATTTCCCCGCGTTGCATAGCATCTACCGAATTGCTAATAGAACGGCGGCGTGCATCACGTGCGGCGCTTACCGCTTCAACCGTTCCGTCCCACCAATTACCCAACGTATTTTTCACGTTCGTTGCGGTGGTTTCTACTTGATTAACTGCACGATTAGCTTTATCACTTACGCCGTTTGCTACCCATTCCGCATTATTCTTGATGCCGTCCCATAATGTAGGCTTGGGTACATTATCCGCATCATAACCGTATTCGGTTGTTATATCTTCAAAGGCGTTACCGTTTCCAGTTGCCTTGCCGTATTGGCTTGTAATATCATCAAACGCACCCATAGTCTGCCCCTTTTATTAATAAGATTTTAACCACGATTTGTAATTGCCGTATCCAGCCGCATCAAGTTCCGCCGCTATCTGATCATCGCTCCAGCCTTGCGCTGATAGTTCGTTCATTCGCTTGGATACTGCTGCTTGTTCTTCGCTTGAATATGTCGGTTGACGTTTAACCGTTGGTGCCCCAGCACCGCCACCAGTAGGCGCACCGCTTAACGCACTTTGTAACTGCCCATAATAAGGGCTTTCTGTTTCCGCCTTATCTGGATTAGCTTTTACCCATGCAGTATGCTGCGCTGATAAAGTTCTTAACACTTGCGCATTATAACCGCTTGTACCTGTTTGTGTAGCCGTCGCCGGTTTAATATGCGTACCTACATATTTCATGCTGCCGTCTGTGCCAACAATGTACGTTTTACCGTCAGGTAAAACTTTAATATTCTTGGCCCCGAAATTGCCGATATTTTTCATTTGGCCGTCCGGTGTCATTACGATAACTTGGCCGTTCGCAAATTGTTTGGTTTCAACTTTGCCATAACCGCCCATATCTTGGATCGTACCGTCGCCCATGTTGTAACGTACAATATGCCCGTTTTGCGCACTACTAAATTTATAATCTGGCTTATCAAGCGCCGCAATACTGTTCAAGTTATTCATATCAATAGTACCAGCGCCAACTTTACCGGCTAGATAGTTATATCTTGCAACGGCTGGCGCCAACCCTTTAACCCGTTTTGTGTTATAGGTATCTACAACCGGGTTCCCGTTCTTGTCTTTAACGAATACAAGGTTGTTCATGATTTGCTGGCGCATTGGTTCAAGCACTTTTTCTTGATATTCGTTGACTTGTTGCATATACATATTATTCACATCGGTTTGATATTGTTCGTTGGCTAAACCTTGCGCCGTCTTGAAATCAAAACCAGCTTTGACAAGGGCGAGTGTATTCGCCCCTAGTCTTTTGCGTGCTTCACTTGTTACGGTCGCTTTATCTGGTATAGAATATTGGCCCGGCGCTTTATCCTCGTTGGTATTACCACTTTCTACCAATTTGGGCGCCCCACGAAAAGGGTTATCGGCCCTTTGTTGCATAAATTCTTGATATGATTGCTGTACCCCTGTATTAATACCAGTATTATTTAAGTTTTGGAAATTCCATAAACCTGTGTTTTGTGCCTGTGGTGCTTGTGCCTGTTGTTGTAATATAGGACTTGGTGCATCTGTGTTAGCTTGCATCGGTTGTGCCGGTGGGTTTTGTCCACCCCATAAGCCTTGATTATTCGCCACCGCTTGCGCACCAAAGGAGTTATTACGCATAGCATTATTAATAAATTGTCCAGCGTTAAATTGCCCCTGTGTAGGCATTTGTTGTGCTGGTGTTGCTTGCTCACCACCGTTTAGCATATTTTGGTATCCATGCGCTAAACGATTATTTTGGATTTGACCTAATCGATACCCACCGTATTGACCGGCCAATTCACCGATGCTTTCCCACGGGTTATAATCTTGTAAATAAATAACGCTCATTGTGTTATTCCTCTACTTTCTCGCTTTCGTCTACAGTTTCATCAGATTTCTTGCTATTTTTATTGCCTTTTTTATTTGGCTTTTTATCTGTGCCTTCGTCCCCTTTTGGTTCCGCATTAATCAATTTCAATTCTTCTTCGTTGATACCTTCGGCCATAATACCGTTGGCGTAGAATAGGTTATCACCAGTACATTGCAATTCATATACATGTTCTGTTTTGCCTGTTGGCTCACATACTGTAACAGATTGATAGCCATGTACCGTCATAATTGGTTCGCCAATTTCTAGTGCTTCAACCAATTTTAAACCGTTCGGAGTGAGTACCTTTTCACTACCTGTAGTGGTAACTTGGCAATCAGTAGTATGTAATTGATATGTTTCTTTATCTCCCATATCATGCAATGCGATTACATCATTAACCGCGCCTAACGTGATTACTGTATCACCACTAACAAATGTTTCAATTGCCTTGCCACCTTCTGGCGTTGCAATTTCAGTACCAGCTACAAAACAAAATCCTTTCATAAGTCCTCCAAAGAAACCGCCACTGCCTTGTCTAACCATTGTTTGTGCTGGTTGTGCAAGGCCATAGCGTAATGACATAAATCTGTTTAATAAATCTTCTTGATCCGCATTATTCAATTGGCTCATAGAATAATAATCTTTAGCCGGTTGGATAGCTGCTTCTTGGGTTGTTGCCCCCGTGTTGATTGGGTTTTGTGCTAACCCCTCACGTTGCCCGATAAGGCCCGCCGTAGTACCTGCGTTATTCATTTGATTTGTGTACCCTTGGTTTAACAAATTCGCTTGATTTACGATGCCATTTTGTTGGTTGTTATAAGTATTACCCCAAAGGCCCATTTTAGCACCGATACCACTCAAACTATTGTTAAAGGCTTGCGAATTAAGCGCCGCTGCTTGGCCTAAATCATTTGAATATTGTGCCGCAAGTGTATTTGATGCATTCTTGCTAATATCATTCAATGCATTATCTGTGATTGAAGAATTAACAATGCCGCGACTTGCCAAACCAGAAACCGCATTGCCTACAGTTGCCTGTAAATCATTGTTTAACGCTTGTCGTCTGGCTTCGGAATACGCTGCCGGTAATTGGCCGTTCGTAATACTATCCATTGCGTTTTGATTTTTCAATAACGCGCCGTTATATTCGTTGGCTAATTGATTTGCACCGTTGTTCATGGCATCAACGCTGGCCCCTAATTGATTTGCATAACGTGTATTATCCGTTAGGTTTCTTGCACCAGCCGCTGCCACTTGATTTTGTAATGCACCAATCGCATTTTGGTTCCCTTTATTAGTTCCCAGATATGCATTGTACATTTGGCGGTATTCCGGAGTTATTACATTGTTCAAAGCCTTATCGCCCATACCTTGCAAGGTATTAGCGCTTTGATTGGTTCTATTAATCCAATCAATTTGGCCTTGTAGTAGTTGCTTTTCTTCGGGGCCGGCTGCCGGTAGGTTAGCACCTATACTTTGTACCTTCGATTTCTTACCGCCGCCAAATAATTGCAAGTTAAAAGTAAACATGCTTTTCCTTTCTACAAAGTAGCTTCAAGGTGTTTTCTCACCGTTTTCAGCACTTTGTAATTAAAACCGTTATAGGAATAGTCCATAGTTGGAACACGTTCCATGTTCCACTTTTTAATAAATCCCTTTGTACTTCGATGTGTTGCCGTTACAATTACATCAAGATCATTCAACTTCATCACTTCAACGATATATTTACCTATGATTTTCATATCACCGTATGTCTGCCATATAGTAAAATACCGTTCGCCCTCATGTTCGTTGATGCTCCAGAATAGGAAACCAGCATTCGGGAAGAATTTGAAATAATAATTGTATTTATCTTTGTAGTTATTATTTTCATCGAAATAAAAACCACTTAGACTGACTCGTTCGCCTGTGCGCCGTTCATAATCTTTTATCATATGTTCTAAGCTATCAAGCTGCATCGTTATTCCCCTATTCGTTCGATTATAAAAGTAATATCGCCCCATAATTGGTATAGATAACCGTTATACACGCCAGGAATTGTAACCCATATTCTATGAATATTTCCTGATTGGCTGTATCCGATCTCCATAGTGGCTTCTTGACTTGTATTTACAATAAAATTTTCACTGGCAGTTTCAGTATTTCCGCTTCGATCTCTTTTTTTATACGTATAAGTAACCCTATATTGCCCTTTTGGCAAAAATACATTTTCCCTGTAACTTCCGTTACCTCTACCGTTTCTGCCCCATGAAAACGTAACGAACTCAACCGGTTCATATTGAATGGAATACGTTCGTCCGTCTTTTTCGATTTTGAGCGGCGTTACATCGTCGCCGTATCGTGCGTAGTAATCGCGCCCATTAAATGTAACGGTTATATACTTTCCACGCGTTACATCTTTATCTTCATGCAGTCCGAAACGGAATGTTTGACCGCCTTTTTCAAGTACTATGTTAGGCATATTATTCCACCATTAACTTGGTACCATTCGGGAATACCAGATTATTATTAGCATCAAATGTGGCTATACACTCCCATGGTTGATACCCTTTTGCGTTGCCGTTCGCATATCTGATGTAGAACGAACCGGAGTTAGTAAAGTACATTTGAACGCCGTATTTATCCGTTGCATGCCACGGCATAGCAATACCTGTACCATAATTAGCTTTACCGAACACGTTATAGTTATTTACCTTGCCAAATGTAAAACCGCTATAGCCGGTATTGCCATTAGCTATACCGTCAAAGTCTACCGTTTCACTTTCGAGTGCCTTAATTTTAAGATTACCCGTCATGGAATCGCCAGACTTTTTAACGCATGCTTCCGCGGTATCGGCAGTTTTTGCATGTTTTGCTTCATCTGCGCTTGCTGCATGCGTGGCTTCTGCTACGGTATCCTCTTTCTTGTAATAGATTTTTTCTAAATCTTTGATTGTTTCAGAAATTGCTTTCAATGTCATTACTGGGTTAGTGGTGAATGTTTCATCACCAGCTATGTTTTTGATTGTATCAGCCAATGTATTAAGTATTTCTGTTAATAAATAGTCCTTGCCGGCAACCCTGCGTTTACCAATTACCGCATCGGTTGCCATGTTAGCAGCCGGATCATAGTACTTAATAGACTTGACACGCGTTGCATCAGTAACGGCGATTGCTACCACTACACGTAAAATGCTTTTCCAATATGTACCTGTGTACACATTCATTTTTTCGCTTGTGGTGTTGTAGTACATTTTATCTGTTGCCGCTTCCGGTGCGTTTGGTTGTCGCAATGGTTCAAGCGTTGTACTGCCATAACTTAGGCCACCAGATGCGGAGCGTTCAACGTACAAATACGATGTACTATTGGCCGGTAGACTCCATGCACTTTGCTTACGTGTTACCGTTTGCACATAATCAACCGCGCCATAATCGTTGAATCCGTCAGCGAATGACAAGAGAACCGGTGTTTGACTGCCGTCAATCATTACGCTTAAATTATCACCGGTTAAGAAAGCAAATTCACCATTACTAACCTTGCCAATTAACACGCGATTACGTAGGCCGCCACCAGTACCACCAGTACCACCGGCACCGGCTTTTAAGTCCATTTCTTTCGCAATATTTAATAATTCATTCCGGTTTTTCTCTATACTTTCCGGTACTGTATCGCCCTGTGGTGTAATATCCAAAGGGAATTTTTCTTTATATGCCATGTTTAAACCTCTTCATATGTGTAATCTAACTGGCGTAATGAAATAGCGCCCTTTTGAACGTTTATTTTAAACTGCACATTACGGTTAGCACCGCCACCAATTTTATAAGCCTTCGTGTATTCATTAACATTCATCGGCACTTTGTAATCATGTGTCTTGAATTTCGCATCATATGTTTTGATTGACTTACTAGCGAATTCAATCGGTTTAGGCTTTTTGTTTGAAATGCCAATCGTGCCATATCCGGAAATAAGATTATGCGTTACAAAATTGTAGTTCATAATCAATATGAATTGTCTTGTCGCTAATCTATTACCGCTTACTATTGATGTTTGTATCTGTACATTATCATCGGTATCTATGGTTTCATCTAAGATGCCAATCTTATTACCATAAGCTACATATACATCTTTATCAACATTTACCGCATCATTGATGTTATATGTGAATTTACGCGATGTAAACACGCCACGCCCGTCCTCATATCTAGGTAAATAATGATAGATAAATACTGTATCACCGTTATATGGTCGTATCCAAAGTTGCTTACGGCTAGGTATATGCCATACTTCGCAATCTTTCGTGATGTACTTTAACAGGTACGAATTGATGTTTAAACCAGTTTCAAACGGTTGAATTTCTGCGTAGGTATTAGTAGGTATAAAAGACATGAAACCTTGATTGCCTAAATAATAGCTACGATCATCAATACTTATCGTTGCACCGCTACAATAACCAGTAGAGGAAAGCGGATATACCGTTAAATTCCGTGCATCTGGCGTACCAATGACTTGATACACGCGCCCATATTCCTTATATACGATAATTGCACGTGATAAGAAATCAACGGCAATAATGCTGCCTTGGTCTTTATAGCCAACGTCTACATATTGCGCACTTGATGCATCATTGTTTATATGGTTCCATGCGTTGTAATCACCAACCGCACTCCAGTTAAGCCTATGTGATTTAGTCGATGCTATCAACACACGCCCGGAATGACTTGAAACAATATCACAAACAGGACTTTCTAGTGTTGCCAACTTACCAGCACCAGAAACAACTTGCAGTTTATCACCACTAGCAATAAGAATATCACCGCCAAATGCATGATATTTAGGCTTTCCCGCCCCATTTAACGCGCCCAGTAATTTATTAGTACTGAAATCAGTTTCGTATAGATTACGACCGCTAGAAAAGTACCATTTATTACGATACACATCGTAATATAGCGTTTCTACAGGCAACCCAAAATCATACAATATGCGAACGCCCGGAACTGTACGGAGCGCATTATCTGTTCTATCGAATTCGCATTGTCTAGCCTGTGTTAAGGCTTGCACATCGATATTTTCCGGCGGGTTACTCCAATCAAGGCCCAATCTAAAACCATTTGTCATGGCTACTTGTTTTACGCCCATTATGTTATACCCCGTGCCACCTTAATTTGTTCCGTGATGTAGTCTATGAAATTCTTATCATAGGCAGCATAATCGGTCATGAGTGATTTTTTCTTCACCATGAAAGATACAAGCTGCACGAGATAGCTATAAAAGAATTCAGAAAACGGAATAGTATCGTCCAATTCATAAACGTGATTTTTGCGTACGCTATAAAATACTTGATTGACCGTTTCACCGTCATACGTTTCAAATGTTCCATTGATGATGCGGATAGGATACCCGGTTTTAGGTACAAACCCCATGAAATCAGAAGGAACCGCCCTTTTATCCAGTATATCCATATTTTTTACTACTTCACGATCTTTAATGCTAACCAATATAGTAGTTAGCCAGTCAATAGCTGCGTTGATGTACTGGATATATTCTAGTTGTTCGTCAAGAATTTCGTTCGACTCTACATTAACAAGAGTAATCAATTCGCTTACGACCATAGTTCCAATACCCCTCTGCAATTACGCAATCATTACCACCTAAACCATTATTAATTGATTGCAATGCATTAACCATATTTGCTGAAATTCCAGAAATATCAAGGTTCATTACACGATATACGATATAATCAACTAACAATGTTTCTAGTTCCGCCGGCAATCCGCTTTCATCTTCGAGCATCTTATAACCAGCCGTCTTTATATAATCAACGGTGATTTTTTGCTCATGATCCGCATCAAATACCACCGTTTGTAAATTCAATACTTGATACCATTGCACGTCCGCATCATCTGCCTTGACATTCAATATGCTGATGCATTGAAACGGCAATACAATTCGTCCACGCCCTTTACCCTCAAAAGTACCCCTTGCAAGGCTTGGGCAATATTGACCTATTAGGGCATTTAACAAGTGATTACCTTCGTTGTAATACTCCAATAAGTAATACGGAGTATATTGTTCTTGCGAGGTATCACCTATTTGCATGAACGCCCTATTGATTATGTGTTTTACGTTCATATCCACCCCATATAAGAATAAAGGCGGGTGTTACCCCGCCTATAATACTTACGCTTCTACTACGCCACCAGTCATAACATTGATTACGCCGTAATCTTTGCTATTGAACTTGGATTTTTCGATTGCGCCATAGAAAGCAATACCATTGCCCTCTACGTTGCCGTAGTCGTCCACTTGTTTGATGTGTTTCGCTGGGCGAGATACCGCAAAGCATGCCGCTTGTTTACCCAACAACAAGTTATGGCATACGTTAGCACTAGATGCCCCTGTTTTGTCGTTCAATACACGTTCGTATTCGTACAAAATAACGCCGTCATATTCGCCTAATGCACCTGTGAAAATAGGGTTCTTAGAACCACGAACATTAGCGTTTTGTTGCGCTTTAAGCCACTTATCATCATCTTTCAAGTCTTTTGCTGCCCAAGGAGAAACCAACATAATGTACTTGTCCATACCGTCAACCTTAATTGGTTGAACTTTTGGGCCATGCATTTTTGCTTTACGTTTAGCGCGAGAAATGAGTGTAGTAGTCAATTTATCGTTTGCTGTGATAGATGCTTGCGTACCCGCGGAAGAGGCGTAAAGCGTTTCACCAGCGGTAGGAGATGCGGAAAGTTTAGCGATTAACTTGTTATCTTGCCAATCAGCTAACCATTGTTTTAACGCACCTTTGATTTCTTTTAACATGTCGTATTGTGTTTTTTGATCATCCGCTTCAAAGCGAGAAACCGCATTACGTACTAATTGTGTTTGTACTATGAAGTCATAAATGTTTAATGTTTCTTCATTACCGGTTAGTGTCGCACGGTTGCCTTCAACACCAGCACCGCTTAAATTCATCATCAAACCGAATGTTACTGCATCACCTTTAACACCTGTAAGGTCTTTGTTTTTGTGTACTACATTAGATCCGTCAAGAGCCGTGAATTTATCGAAAAAGGACTCTTTCAAACCTTCATGCCATACCTTTTTAGTCCAAATCTTAGGGACTAAAGCCGCTGGAATATTTACTTGATTTCTTTGTTCTGCCATATATTACCTCTTATAATTCGTCAAAATATTTGCGTACATCGTCAGGCAATGCATCAAGATTGCCTGTGTCATACGCTTTCAAAATATCTTCTTCCGTTACCTTATTAGGTGTAGGAACGCCACCATTTAACGCGCCAGCCTTTGGCAATGTCGCCGCTACTTCTAGTGGGTTGTTTGGCACTTCGGTACTTGTTGCCCGTTCATTTTGCAATTCATCAACAAATTTTCTAATGGTTTCAAAATCGGCTTCGGTACCTTCGCCCTGATCAACACGATAAAATGCATCATTAATCGGTTGTGCATCGCGCATCATCATTCCGTTTAACTTGTCTAAACCGCGTTGATACAACTCATTAAAATTTGGTAGTGATTTAATTTCATTCACGAAATTTTGGTTAGTTTGTCGTTGTTGATGTACTGCGATTTGCTGATTAGTAATCGCATATTCTGCGTTAGCTTCAAAGCGAATGAATTCGTTGTACTTTTCAGCATCTTCATACATCAAACCTTCTAAATCTTCCGCCGTCATATTGAAACGTTTCAGCGCTTCACGACGTACAAAATCACGAATATTTGATACTTCTTCTTTCGGTAGCTCAATCGGTTTTTGTTGTGCTTCGAATTGTCTAGCACGTTCTTCCGCCGCTTTACGTCTTGCGCGTTCCTGTGCAAGTGCCGCTTTTAAGTTCTGATCGTTCGCATGTGTTTCTTCCGTTTCACCTTTGTTAGTTTCTGGCGCTTCCGGTTCTACTTCCGCATCATTCGCATCACTTTCAGGTGTTTCAGTAGAGGGAACATCATTCGCACCTTCCTGTGTATTCGTTTCTTCGGTTGTTTCTTCCAGTTCTACCCCCGCGTTTTCTAAATCTTCCGGAGTGAAACCAGCTTCTTCGATGTTTACTAAATCTTTTTCCATATCAAATACCCCTTTTGCCTTTTTACGTCATTGCCGGACGAATATAAGAATATGGCAGTTTAACGCCGTTGCCGGGCGAATATATAAGTGCAAGTAGTTTAACGCCATTGCTTAGGGCGAAATATAAAAAACGCCCCATATAGGAGCGTTTTATTATTGTGTTGATAGTTTATATTACATACCGCCTAAATCGTTCATAGGCGGCAAAATTGGCGGTGCATTTTGAATGTTTTGTTGTTTACCTTTCAAGGCTAACCGTTCCGCCATGATTTGTTGCGGTGAAATCTCAACGCCTAGCGTTTGTAAGTACATGCTCAATGCTTCCGCTGGCATATCATCTAGGCTACCGCTAACACGCAATTCTGGCATAGCTGGCTTTTCGCTTGCTTCTTGAATACGTTTCTTGACGGTTTCTTTTTCTGGGAAGTCCATGAAATCAAGGATAATATCCATAGGAATATCAACACCGGATTTCTTAGCTTCCAATAATTGATATAGGTTAGCACGTCTTGCCGTTGCGCTTGCTTGGCTTGTACTAATCACAATATCAAAATCAAAGCAGCTTAGATCATATAGAACCTGTTTAATTGGGTTGCCTTCTTGGTCTAATTGCGGTTGACCTAGTGCATCAGTTATAACCTGTTCTTGCATTGGTTGATTAAGGCCCGGTGCAATCTGTACAAATTCCTTTTGTCCATCATCGCCCATAATGCGCATTGCTTTATCTTGATTATAGAATTGAGGAATTAACCCCGGAGCGTTCTTTTCACCCCATAAGAGTTTTACAATTTGCCGTTCTGCTTCTTTCGCCTGTTCAAATATGCCAGCCGTTTGAACTGTTGTTACAGATTGCCGCAAGTCGATTGCCTTGCCACTCATAGTGCCTACGCTACCGCTTAGACTTTCCGGAGTGATACCGCTGATAGAATAGAAATCATTACTTGCCTGTTGTTCAAGGCTTAAATTGATATTGCTATCCATTGCCGGCGTTCCGTCTTGGAATGTTGCATTCGACGGCAAGAAGATGTTCGCACCCGGTTTATTGCTATCACGCTTGATAATCTTTTTAAAGTTATCATCTGTGACACCACTCCAGAACTTAACGCCTAAACTTTGTTGATTAACAACATGCATGCGTTGACTACGGTTTTTATTTAATTCCCTTTGTGCATCTTTAATATCACGCACTACGCCAGCCGGTTCTAATTCATCATCTGCTAGTTCACCGGTATAGTAACAATATTCACGCACTAATGGGAATTTACCATGTTTATAAGGGCTTTCACCCTCTTCAAGTAGTACATCATCGGCAAAGGTCGCATATCTAATTTTAGTATCTGGTATGCTAGTAGGCTTTTTCCCCATAGCCATTAACACGACAAACAAAGGGTTTTCTTCATCAATCAAACCTTCCTTTGTCATGAATACGTGTTTCTTGCCGTATTCCTTATACCAATATTGCACTACACGAATTTTATTGTAGCTATTGTTGTACCAAAGGGCCTCATCGTCTACCGTTTCAATAACGCCGGCTTCCTGTTCCGTATCATCATATTTATGTCTAAGTGTATCGATTTCATCGGCTTTATCTGGATATACTTGTTTTAACTTCGCCGTACCTTCCCAACTATAACGGCCAACATATTGAGCATCGCTTAAATCGTCTTTTTTACATTCGGGATCTACAAACGCATCGAACGGAGAAACACGTTCGATTTGAATAGTACCGTCTAACTTCGTATAGTCGAATTCATAGCTAACCCAATAATTAGCCAAACCACAAATAATCTTATCTCTAAAACATTTCCCCTTATTACGTTGATAGTTCGCACGGTCTAAGCAATATTTTGTAATACCTTTAGCCACTCGACTGATGCGGTCATCTTCTTCACTACGTGGCAAGAAGTCCGGTTCTGTTTCATTCTGTGATGCATAACCGCACAATAGATTAATAACCGGTCTAATTCTATTGATTGTAATTGCCGGACGGCCGGCTTCACGCATTTTAGCCAAATCAGCATCTTCCCATTGCTTGCCTTGCATAAAGGCGAAGTCCTCGGCAGCAGCCTTGCGCCAGTCTGACGTGGCTTCTAATGCTTTTTTAACATTGTTTTTCGCTTCGTATATATCGAATGTTTGTTCTATATTCATTACTCCACCATTTCAGAACCATATATCATATCGTACATTTGTTCTATTTGCCATTGTGGCATAGCTTGCGCAAATTCCGCTAGCTCCTCATCGGTGTATTTCGCCGGAATAATAACGCCCTTTTCTTCGCGTTCGCCGCATTCTGACTTCAACACTCTAAAAGCGTAATCACGCAACGCCCTTTCACTCATACGCCCCATGCAGTAACTTCTCCTTCTGTTTCATCATCATATCTATAACCGTCATTAAATGGTTTCTCCGGCTTCTTAGGTGTAATAGGTCTACTCATGCAAAAATACCTAAACTCATCATATGCATGATCTTCTTGCGTTGTATCCACATCTTCCGGCTTGCTTTCGTCATATACTAATTCCGGTAGTGTTCTTAGAATATGCTTACACGTAGAGAAGAATTTGATTTTCTTCTCCCTTAGATAGGTATGAACCATCATCTTGCCCGGAATACGTTCAGAATTAGACCGAGTAAAGTTAATTCCATGACGTGCAAATATCTCCGCGATAGACTCACCTTGAATGCTCCACTTCATGCGGTCGTCTTTCTGCCATATCGCTCTATCAGCTATATCATAAGCATATGTTTCACCCTCGCTTAATCTAGCCATTTCGGCAGCAACTTCATCAGGTGTCAGCTTTAACCCTACATCTGGCTCACCTGTGCAACCGTAATATTCACGGTAACAATGCGCTACACCTTCATAATCAATAGCGTACCAATGTATACTAAACGGTTTACTAAATCCCCAGTCCATAGAACGAACTCGTATCCAGCCTTGCGGTATTTCAAAAGGTTCTTCTACATGTACACTTCGATTGAATTCTGTGAATACTTGCCCAATGAATACATCCCAATCACCATACAAGAACGCTTTCTTTTCTTGTTCTGGTAATGCTTCCAAACGTTTTACATAGTTAGGGTCATTTTTCATTAATACATAATTGTCGTATACCTGAGCCGGAATAAATACTTTTTCAAGTCCTGTGGTCTGATCTATCGCGGTTTTCTTGCCGTAATCTGTCGCTTCTACATATTTACGTTTCACCCAACCATGTCCACGGCCACCGGGGTTACAACTACCACGAAAACGAACAGGAAAACCTTTTGCACTACGCAAGCAAGCCGTTAATAACTCAGCCGTTCGTTCTGTATGTTTTGTTAGTTCATCAATACCTAGATAATCAAATTCTTGGCCTTGATAGCTTTCAGCATCTTTATCGTTTTTCACATACCTAAACAATACCTGACTACCATTTTTTAAGGTGGCTATGTGCTTTTGGTCCGAATACTTGTATAATTCAGCTGGCACACTTCTAATCCATTCCCTAATCACATTGGCTTCTAAATTTGGGTATGTTTCACGAAATATATAACAATGACTACCCGGATACGTTAAGGCGTAAATAAACACGTCCATAATCAATGATTTTGTTTTACCGCCACCACGAGCGCCGCCATATACCGCATAAGGTGCTTTTGTGTTGTGGAATATATTTTGTTTTTCGTTCGGTTTATAATCAATCGTTATTTCCATATTTGATAGATTTATACAAAAAAATGAGATATATCGCCGTGGATATACCCCATTTAATGATAGATTTATGCAATTACCTATTATTCTTTATTCATATTACTAAACACAACCTTAATCGGTTCACCGTCCGCGCCGCTAATTTCTTGCTTATCAGTAAATAACTTATAGCGTTTACCAAGCAACTCGGCCGCTTTTAGTCTATCATTCAACGCCGGATCTAAACCGAACTGGTCGGGAATATCACCGCGCATCGTGCTAGATAAGAACTGCATTACCTCGTTAGTATCGGCAATGCTGCTTTCTTGCATTTCTGCTAATCGTTCATCAATATATTGTTTAACCTCAACTTTTTTCAACAGTCGATTGCCAGCCGAATACGCCGTTCGTTCACTATAACCTGCCTTTATTGCTGATTGCGTGGCGTTCATAGTCTTTAACCATTCTTCTGCAAACGTAAACTCCTTAGGCTTTAATTTAATATCACTCACTACGTTCACCACCTTTCAACACATTAACTAAATATATTAACAGCTCATGTGGCTTTAATGTATCGTATTCAGCAACTTTCTTAAATAATTGCCCCTCTTTAAATGGTTTTCGTTTATACTTCTCCGGAAACGCTTCTGCATATTCCGATTCATTATACATGCGGCTCACGATAAATACTTTAAACGGCTTATCCCACTTGCTCCATGATTGGCGAGTATCAATAACATACCTTAAACCTTTCTTGATTTGTAACGCCGTAATTACTTTTTTTATTTTAGGCATGTAGTTCATTGATATTCACCCCCTTATTTTAGAATGTTATTATCCTTTGACTTCATGCGCCCATGTGAGCGCGCACATATACCGGCAATTTGCTTGGCTGCGTGTTGGCTAGTGCAATATGTTTGACATAAACCGTCATAATATATTTCGCTGGCCGTGCATTGGCCTTTCTTATTGTTAAGACATTTTGACTTTGTACATATGATATTCACTAGCTTTTCACCACCTTTACAAACTTTTTTAAAAATTTTTAATTTCCCTATTGACTACTTACGAAAACGCAAGTATAATAAAGCCATAAGATACATCGGAAAACGCAATTAAGCGAAAAGGAGAAATTAAAATGCTAACACTCAAAGACTTAAACACAAATCAAACATGGAATTTTGAAACAAAGGTTCAAGCATCCGAATTTATTCATAATATGTCATTAAGTTTTGAATGGCAATTAATAGACAATAACAAAAATGAAGTTATTGCTAGCCATATTTACGAATAACAACAAAGGCGGTAGCCAACCACTACCGCCCATTACTTAACCCAAAGGAGAATACAACAATGCAAATGACTATTCAAGAAATTAAAAACGCGATCAGATACAACGAACTAAACAATATCGAAACATTACAAGCCGCATATACTGGCGTTAAATACAATAATGACGGCATAATTCAAACACTAGGTTATGACGATTTAAGCAACATTGTTATGATGCTTCGTTATATAGCTGAAAAATGCGAATTGCTTCGCCGCCGCACTAATTCGATATATGATGCGTTCGCTGCATTCAATCTACGTGAAACAATCTTTGATACTGTAGACGAATACCAGCAAGAAATGAATAACCAAATACGTAAAATGTTAGCCGCTAAATAATAGCGGCTTTTTAATTACTCAAAACCAAACACGGGGCAAACGTTCCATAACTAGTATCAAACAAATGCAGCGCGTTCAGTTTTCAATAATTAAATGTTACCTTTATACAAGAAATGGGATATATCACCGTGGATATACCCCATTTTATTTTTGTTTTATTCAGTTTGTTTGTATGTTCTATACAAGCGCTGACAATCTATGAAATCGTACAAATAGTTATGATATTAGGAAGTACATATTTAACAAGGATCGTATCTCAAATAGCATGTGTTCGTGAAAGGAATTTAACGCCAGCGCCTGTATACAACACGCAAGGGGAACGGCCCCATGTTCCCCATGTGTTGCATCATTTAAAAGGAGAATTAAGGTCAATGGCTTTTAAGCATCATATGACAATATAATTATACTATATATGGCGTTTCCGCCTATTTCCGATATAGTCCGATATAGTCCGACTTATACCGTTTTCGCCGTGTACATGCACGCATAATATGTATGGTGCAAATAGTAACCTACCTGTACAAGGCCAGCCGTTTTTAGTTCTGCCGCTTGCGACTTCTCTAAATCTGTAAAGTATCGCGCATGCTTCGCGCTTTTGCCGTCGATGTATTCGCGTAACAATAAAATATTCGCTTTCCCTGTGGTGCATGTGTTGATGATATCCGCTGCGGTTTCCCGCTCATCAATTAATGCACCTATTTCTTTATGTACTGCATCGCGTTTGCTTTCAAGGCGTATAATTTGTTGTTCCAGCCCGCCCGGTGTTCCGCCACCTGTTAGGCGTTCTTTGGAATAATCAACGGCGCCTATAGTTGTAATATCTGATTGTAAATGCTTTAGATCTTCTTTCAATGAGTTAATTTTCATTGTGATTAACTTAATAGGTTCTAAATATTCTTTTGCTATTTCCCTGTACTCTTTATCAGTCATATTTCCCCCGTATGGTTCATTATCGCATGTTCTTAACTGTTTCCCCTAACATGTTTAAATAGTCTTGTAAATTGCTTTTAATTGCTTCATTTACAATTTGGATATTGTCAGTTGTTACATAGCTGGCAATTAGCATTTTATACATTGCATTTTTAGTAGGAACCAGCACCGCTACCATTAACGATACTACCCATATGCTACATACACATAAAATTAACCGCTTATGTTTAAGCGTTTCTTGTTTAACCTCTTTTTCTAAAATACATATGCCAATAAAACACACAAGCAATATAGACAAAGCGAAAAACAAGCCTTGGTTAAGTATATCAATGTTATGCAGCACTTCTATTAAGTACAAATAAATCGGATCAATGATAGGCATCTTATAATCCCCCTTTATCTGCTAGTTCCGCATACTTCCAATTAACAGGTTCATAAGAAGATATTACATTACTCCAAGATGTTCTTCCACCACACCACGTATACACTTTTCCATCTTCATATTTGGCAAAATATCTACAATTCCACACATCTTCAATTCTATTCTTTACAAAAATCGGTGTATCAACTTCTACTTTCGACCAATCAACAATACCTAATTCTTCTGCGATGTTTAACACTTCATTCTGCTCTATTTGGGGCATTATTTTACTTATGTTATTAATACACTTTATATGGCCGCCACTATTTACATCTAATATGTCGTCATCCATAACTGGTCTTTTTGTTGTTACAAATGCAATATTATCGACATTCTTAACATAATATTTCCACCCATCATCATATAGCTTTTGAAGTAACCACTCTCTACCTTGTTTATCACTAATCATAATCTTCTACCTCTCTGTAAGTCGTTTCAAATTCACTTGCCTCATGAACTTTAATTTTACCTTTATGATCTTTAACAATATAATTCCCTTTAAAACATTCGATTCTTCCATCATCTGTTGTGATTTCTAATGATGCGTTTTCATACCAATCAATACCAATTACATCACCAATAAAATCGACTATTTCCATAACGTTAGTGCCATTATATTGTACAGCTTGAATTTCATTAACCCTTTTCTCATATCGTCTAAACACTTTCTACCCACTCTCCCTTTTCCTCGTTCCATTCAAACCTAGCTTCATCTTCTAAATAAAAGTTATCATCTTCATCAAAGCCATAGCTTTTATCATACTCAATGGCTTTACCTATATAGAACACAGTTTCTTCACTTTCAAATGCCAACTGGCACAAGAAATCAAATGCATCTTGATAACTTTGAGGTGCTATGTAAAAGTCTGAGTGTTCAACGTAACCACTATAAGCCGTCATATCAACCACCTAATGTAGGACATTCACATTCCCAGTAATAATCATTAAATTTGTACACCTCATAAAACACATCCTCACCACAACGATCAACTTCAAATTCTTCAACAAAGTTACAACCAGCCTCATAGCACTTACCACGTATATCAAGATTGTACTTTTTTGCTAGTTTATTATAGCCTTGTCTTTGAACATTCCACGCATGATTTAACTTAATTATAAATAAACCAATTCCGTCATCATCGCAAAACACTTCATAATTGGCTCTTGATACATCATCACTTTCAACATATGTACGTACCAAAGATTTTAAGAACGTGGTTTTTTCTCTCATGCACGGACTCAACTCATTTTCAATAATAAATGGTTCTGATTGTTCAAATTCACATTTAATAAACCTTTTTAGATTGTCTAATGTTCCTCTAAACTTAACCCAGCCCTCACACCAATTTGCCATTTTACTCACCTCTTATGATAGGGCGGATATTTCACCGCCCATATCCTAATCATCAACCAACATTAAATAATATGTGTTTAAACATAATAAGTGTCATTCCAATTAATAACGTAAAAATCCAAACGATCATACATATCAACAATGCATTGAAAAAACCATCTTTCTTACACATTATTTGCCACCCATATCCTCTATAATCTTTCACCAATCAAAATTACATCATCACATTCTTTTTCAATCGCAACACACATTACATCAACAATATCATTGTTTGCCATTAACAATTTAACATCACTTTCTCCAAATTGATGTTCATCAATTAGAGCGATTAATTCATTCCATGTCATTTTATTATCCTCCAATAATTAACCAATACAATATAAAAGCTATACTAAAAACCACAAATACTATTAATGCGATTAAATAAATTAATGCTCCTATATGTGCTGAAGCATATATTTTTTGTTTTCTTTTATGTTCACGTCCCAATTCCAATAACTCCTCAATAGAGATATTGCACGTACGCTTTTCTTTTGGGTTATACATTGTTTGCTAAACACCACCTATTAATGCTTGTTTAATCATTTCCCAGTACTACCATAACCACCAACACCTCTTTCTGTTGCAGTTAATTCGTCTACTTCTACCACATCAACCATCGCTACTGGTACGATAATTAGTTGTGCGATGCGATCACCTCTAAATATTGTGTAGTCATTGCACGATATATTTTCATATGCAATACTCAATTCACCTCTATAGTCAGCATCAATAACACCTACACTATTGGCACACCTTAATGGTGTTTTACTCATGCTGCTACGTGGCACTAATAAACCCATATGACCTTTC